ATGGATTTTGGGGTCTGAATTAGCAGTACCCAGCATTTCTTCAATCAATTCAATAGTTACTTGTAATTTTTTCATTTTTCTTTCTCCTTTGCCTCTCTAAACACTTATTTCTTTCCACGGTTGCCGTGGTATATATCGACTGGCCCGTTTTGCTTCTCGTAAGCTTCCAGTGCCGGGTAATCTATATTGCACTCCACATTAAGGCATTTCATAAATTCCCAGATAGGCACTTCATTGTGAGTCAGTACGTAAACCTTGTCTTTGTAGTAGTTCTGCAAATCCTTGAGACGCTTGTCACGCCATTTATACTTCGTGTACAGCGTCCAGAATATGACGATAGCTACCCCGGCTATCATATCGCGTGTCTTCGCCATGAGTTTCAGATCGCGCGTCCGTCCGGTTATCATCTTCTGCATCCTTTCGGCGATACGCTCGTTAAGGAACCGGTCGAATCCGTGTTCACACAATTCATCGCGCCAGTCGTAAATGAAGCCTTCCTGGAATTCGTCGAGGTGCGCCCACATGTCGTTCATCGCGGCGAACCGGTTGCGGCCGAACCCGTACTTGTCGTGAAGGCAGCTAAACAGCAATGTCGTTGCCCAGTCCGTACCGCTTTCGGCCCCGGCTTCGCGACGTATTTCCATGCGTTCCCTGTCACGTTTAGCCAGGGCGCGGCTGATAGCGTTCATCGTACCAGTCCTTTCTTGCGTACCATGTAAGCGCCGTATGACAATCCTGCTTTACGGGCGGCCGCGATGTCTTCATCAAGGCCCGTACGAAGTCGGTTTTCAACGGCCGTTTCTATGGCCTTATCTCTCATCCTTTTCATACGGTTGCGCTCCTGGATGATTGTTTTCGGCCGCATAATCTGGTAGTGGATTTTCTTCCACGCGTCGCGGCAATCTGGGCATACGCTGAATCCGCGTGTCAATGGCTTATCGCACACGATACAGGTCGGTCGCCGTGTATGGCCCTGCTTTCGGTATTCGTTCCAGTCCCAGTAGCGCTTCGTAAATTTATCGAGGCAGGACTGGCACAAGCGCTGTGCTTTATAGTACGGGTCGAATTCATCCCCGCACACCATGCATTTAGTCATCTCGCTGCTCCTCTCTTCATGATAACAGTCATGCTCACAAGCCCCGTGTTCTGGTCCAACCAGAACCTCATGTATTCGTTACCCATGCGCATGTTACAGGCCATCCCTTCTTTGAAGGCGGGGATGTTCTTGATAATCAGTTCGTCCGGGATTCCGGGAACGGCCCGGCGGGCGAATTCGATGACGTCTTTCGGCATGTCGTCCAGCGACGGCGGTTTCTTTTCTTTGTCCGGCCGCTTTGTCCATTTGCTTCTAAGGTCGTCAATCATGCCATGGATGCGCTTGCGCCCGGCTTCATTGACTGGCGCTTCTGGCAGTGACTGGTATTCCGGCACTTGGTTCAGCTTGCGTTTTACTTCTTTCTTAATCATCGTCACGCTGGGCATGGAGTCGGCGCCGTCAATCACACGGCCTACGGCCCTTAATACGTCGCCGTCGCTGTAGCGGGAAAGTTGGAGCATCATCGCACCGATGAACTCATCCCCATTTTGCCCGCTTAATTTCCAGGCGTCATTTGGATAAGAGCCGCGCAAGATCTTCAAAACTTGATTCGCCGTGTTGCTCGTCATATTCTTTGCACATCCTTTCTCTTCGTGCGTCGTCTTCCCGCAACCGTTCATCACGGGTCTTATACCGCTGCCGGTTATTGTCGCGGCGCTCCCACGTCCGTACAGCTGCCTTCCAGTCCTTCATGGGCTGGTTGCCGACTTTCCAGCCTTTACTTTCGTAGAAGTCGACGAAACTTTCCGGATCTACATGGTTTTGACGTTCCTGGCAGTACGCCTGGACTTCATCCAAAGTAGGCTTTACAAACCGTTTGCTCTTTTTAGATACCTGGGGGAGCGCTGGGGGTTTATCCCCCTTATTATCTAAAGAAGATTTGTTATAAAAAGATTTATTACTCTCTGGGTAGTTTTCTACCCCACCCCTGGGGGAATTTTCTCCCCCACCCCTAGGGGAATTTTCTACCCCACTAGGGTAATCATCAGCTTTTTTATTTAATGATGCTTCAAATATTTTTCGCTTAAAATCGTTTGATACGGTGATAGTCCGCTTGAGAATTTGCTTTGTTTCTGCATCCCTGATCGTTTCGACGTTGATAATTCCGCTATCCTTCATCTTGGCGACGATTTGTTTTGCACGGTCCTTGGATACCCCTAGAAACTCTCCAATGGCTTTATTGCTCATCCAGAACTCAGTGAAGCTATCAATCTCGGCTATCAAGCATTTCTCTTGCAAACTAAGTCCTTTTGAGTTCCATAGTTCGGCAGGAATCCATATGCCCTTAAATTTCCTTTCCATTTCTTCTTATCTCCCTAAACCTTTCTCTCATCGCCTTTGCGTCGGGGCCGTGCGCCCGTTCGTGGCAGTCCCGACAAAGTACGATGAGGTTATCTAAATCGCTCGTCCCGCAGTGGGAACGAAATGTAATGTGATGGATTTCCGCAGCCGGCGCACCGCAGTTCTCGCATACGCCGCCCGCCCGTTCATAGGCCGGAAGGCGGTTCTTTCGGTATAGCACGTCGTCACGGCGCTTTCTTTTATTCATCTCGTTCGGGCCTCCAATCATCAATGAGCGCCTGGACCCATTCCCGGTCCTCGACGTTCGCCCCGATCTGGGCCGCTTCATCGATGAGACAATCAATCAAGCGGCTCATGTCGTGCGTGTCATACACGCTGGAGCCGGCGTATAAGTGCAGGACGGTACAGCCCTTGACCTTGCTGGACCCGGTGTCAATGGCAATCCAGCCGATGCCGTTGTGACGCCAGTCCCGGCACACGCTGGATGCCAGCTTCTGCTGTACACATATCGGCGTGAATCCCTGTGAATCCTGGATTGCACCCCGATACACCTCCTCTTTGCTGACGTACTGACCGTCAGCAGACAGCTTTTCTGCTATCCGCTGGCACAATAGCCAGCAGTAGGAGTTGGCATTGAGCGAACGTTTTTCCGAATGACGCTTGATTTCAATAGAGTAATCACCGTCAATGCGGATATTATTCAAATCTTCGGTGAGCGGTGCGGGAATTAGCAGCATATAGCCGCTGTTCCCTTTCAGCACCTGCACTCCTTTCACATGGAATTTCATACTATACGCCTTCCATCAGTGCAGCGTCGTCTTTAGCCATCGCCGCCTTCACCCACACGTTAAACTGTTCGTAAAACGCTTTGGCTTCTGGCAGTGTCAGCTCAGAGAATCGGCTTTTGCCGTATTTTTCTTTCACTAACGGTAGGACAAATGCCGTTGCCCCGTTCTGCCGTGCCCAGTCAGTGACTAACTGAAAATATTCCCTGACTGTTTGTGGTACGCCAGCCGGAACAGAATCATTTTCAGCCGACGGAGCATCTGTATTGAGCTGATCAGAATCTTTTGAGTCATCGATGCAAAAAAGCCCGTTTAAAGCGTACTTTCTTGCATAAGACGATGAACTCCCCGTTACCTGGCTATCGTCCATCCCTTTTCGGGAAACTGGCTCCCGCGCCAACGCCGACGCGGCCACTTGTTCACCGTCGTTAGCATCAATCAGTGTTGCCGTCGCTTTGATATAGTAACGGTCCCCGATGAGTACTACGTCATCGCTCATCAGAAGCGTAAGTCCCTGCTCGCCCAATAAGGGTTTTGCCGCCTCTACGATGTCTTCGCAACTCCGGTATGTATATTTACCAAATTTGTTATACTGACTCTTCGGGGCCTTTAACAAAGCCTGTACAATCATTAATTTGTTGTAAATCGCGCTCACGATTCACACACCCCCTTCACTTCATATTCAAAACCAAGGGAACCAAGTTTATCTTGGAGTTGCTCTAAATCGGGTTCTCCCATGACGCCATAAAAAACG